ACCTAAAAATGCCCCGGGGGTCGATTTTCCAGGAACAAAGTGGGTTGAAACTCTCGGGAAGTGAAAGGAGAGTCATTGGCTTCGCGGCGAAGAGCAGAACAAAGCGCCCGAAAGTCGCGACGGCCTGCGACTACTCCTGAAGCACGAGAGCAGGAGGTGGTTTCTCAGGCCATCGATCTCGCCGAACGGCAAATCCAGGAGGGAGTTGCCTCGTCTCAGGTCATCACGCACTTCTTGAAGCTCGGTTCATCTCGTGAGCAGCTCGAACAGCAGCGGATTGCTCACGAGAACGAGCTCCTGAAGGTCAAGCGCGAGTCCCTCGAGTCCGCTAAGCGGGTTGAGGAGCTGTACGGCAAGGCAATCGACGCAATGCGCGCGTATCAGGGCGTTGAGCCGCTCGAGGCTGAAGATGTCGAGGATTAGGCGATATTCCGAGCTTCGAAGGCTGGAAACGTTTGAGGAACGCTTTGACTACTTGTCCCTCAAGGGATTTGTGGGTGAAAGCACATTTGGGTTCGATCGGTGGATCAATCAGGGTTTTTACCGCTCGAGAGAGTGGCGATGGGTCCGAAACGAGGTTATTGTCCGAGACGAGGGCTGTGATCTCGGCATTCCGGGCTACGAGATAGGCACTGATCTTCTCGTTCATCACATGAATCCCATCATGGTGAGCGATATTTCAGACCAAACCGAGTGGCTGCTCGACCCTGAATTCCTGATAACCACGACCATAAGGACGCACAACGCGATCCATTACGGCAATGGGCATCGACCGTATCGAACTTTTGTTCCCCGACAGCCGGGGGACACCAAGCTTTGGTAACCCAAACAAGGGAGGACAGATGGACGCAGAGGACCTTGGCGTCGATCCGGAGGTTCCGGACGACGATCTCGCACCGGATGCCAACGATCCGGGTGACGAGACCCTCGATGACGACCTCGAGCAGCAGGCCTCGGCCGCTCCGGACCTGCCCGACGAGGACGATCAGCCGGATCCGGAGGTGAAGGAGTGAGCGCACGCGTTTCCGGCCTTTCGGACGATCATGCCGCGCACGCGCGCAAGCTGATCGTTGCCTCGGCCCGCAACATGATGCGTCACACCGGCGCGATCCACTATTCCCAGTCGGCCAACCGCTGGGAAGGGATCAACAAGAAGCTCACGGTGACGAAAGGTCAGTACCCTAGTCACAGCGACTGTTCGAGCTCTTCAACGTGGATGCTGTGGGATGCAATTCATCGCACTTACGGCGTTCGCGATCTGGTCAATGGCCAGAACTGGCAGGCGGGCTACACGGGAACGATGTACACCCGCGGCAAGGCTGTGGTCCACGACAAGAACCTGAAGGTCGGGGACTGCATCTTCTACGGCAACCAGGGTGGCGGCATTCCGTCCCACGTCGCCATCTACATCGGTGGCGGACGAGTGTTCTCGCACGGTTCGGAGGGCGGCCCGTACATTCTCGGGCTTGACTACCGCTCCGATCGACGGATGAGCCGCCGCTACATCTGACGGACGCCCTGGAAGGGGGTGGAGTATGGAAACGAGCATCCTCAAGAGCACGAAGAAGATCCTCGGGCTCGCTGAAGACTACACCGCGTTCGATCTGGACATCATCACCCATATCAACACGGCATTCTCCACCCTCTACCAGTTGGGGGTGGGTCCCAGCGATGGTTTCGCCATCGAGGACGACACCCTCGAGTGGGACGACTTCATCCAAGGCGATATCTCCATCGTCAACGCCTGCAAGACCTACGTCTTCCTCCGAGTCCGTCTGCTCTTCGATCCGCCGACGGTTTCGTTCGTACTCACGTCCATGAAGGAGCAGCTGCAGGAGTACGAGTGGCGCATCAGCGTCCTCCGTGAGTACGCACACTGGATCGATCCGACAACGGGGGTGGTAAACAGTGGCTAGCAACCTCGTCATCGTGGCCATCCCACAGCATGACGATGACGTTTGGCAGGTGTCGAGCGAGAAGAAGCCGCACATGACGTTGTGCTTTCTCGGCGATGCACTGACCAATCCGAACGTGGCCAAGATCTCGGCCTTCGTCGAGAACCTCGCCACCAAGACGCTCGATCCGTTCAACCTGCGCGTCGACCACCGGGGCTTTTTGGGCCCCGATGAAGCGGACGTCCTCTTCTTCGTCGATGTTCCGTGGCAAGTCGAGATGTTCCGCATGGATCTCATCAACAACCCTGAGATCCGGACGGCCTACGAGGCCATCCCGCAGCATCAGAAGTGGACTCCCCATCTGACTCTCGGTTATCCCGACACCCCGGCTAACAAGGACGACTGGGATCCGATGGGGACGCAGTACGTGCAGTTCGACAAGATCGGCGTGTGGTTCGGAGACTTCGAAGGGCCGGAATACCAGCTCGTCGAGCATCCTCGTCCCCAATGGGATGATGCGCCATCTCTGGCCATGGCGAATGATGGCGAACGGGTTGTCGCCGAGCTCTTTCATCATGGCGTCAAGGGTCAGAAGTGGGGTGTTCGCAAGAAGGGCAAGCCGTCTTCGAGCGATGTCACGGTTGCTCGAGCGAAGCAGAACGCCCGAGCAGCGGAGGCGAATCGCGCGTTCACCAAGAGCGTCACAGCTCGAGACAAGGAAACTCGGACGCAGGCCAAGAAGGATTACCAGCAACTGAACGAGGTCTTCCTCAATCATCCAGATCGACTCACCGCTCTTCGCATGACGAAGGGCGAGAAGGTCGTTCTCGGTCTCATCGCTGTTGGTATTCCCGGACTGGGCACCGCTGCCGCAGCTGGCGCAGCTGGTGGAAACGTTGCGAGTCGGAAGCTCGTTGAGAGGGCCCAGAAGAAGAGAAAGGCGGCGAAATCGTGACTGATGTTACGGTAGAAGGTCTTCTCGAACACCATGGCATCAAGGGTATGCGCTGGGGCGTCCGGCGCAAGGACATCGGCTCGCCCAACGAGGTCACGGTCAGCATCGACAAGGGGAAGCTCAAGGCCAAGGGCGGAGAAGGTCATCCTCCCAGCGAAGAGGCGATCAACAAGGCGATCGTCAAGCAGAAGGCCAAGAAGTCGGGAGTTCAGTCGCTGAGCAACGACGAGATCCAAGCGGCGGTCACGCGCATGAACTTGGAGTCCAACTTCAAGCAGGCGACGACCAAGCAGAGCTCCCCGGCCAAGAAGTTCGTTGCCAATCTCCTGATCAAGACTGGACAGAACCAGGCGCAGCGAGCAGCGGACTATGCGGCCACTCAGGCCGTTTCGGCAGGCATGAAGAAGGCCGGGTTCAAGTAAGGAGGTGAAAATGGCGCTATCGAGCACCGCAACACCGCGATATTACGGACAATTCCGAGATGCTGTTCTTCGCGGTGAAATGCCGGTGAACCGAGAGATCTCGATGGAGATGAATCGGATCGATGCGCTAATCGCGAACCCGAACATCTTCTACGACGATCAGGCAGTTGAAGGGTTCATTCTCTTCTGTGAGAACGAGCTCACGCTGACAGATGGGCGTGATCTTCACCTTCTGCCGGTCTTCAAGTTGTGGGCAGAGCAGATTTTTGGGTGGTATTACTTCGTTGAGCGAAGTGTGTACGTCCCATCCAAGGATCTACATGGCGGGCATTACGAGAATCGGACGATCAAGAAGCGTTTGACGACGAAACAGTACCTCATCGTTGCTCGAGGGGCTGCCAAGTCGATGTACGCTTCCCTTATTCAGAGCTATTTCCTCAACGTTGACACGTCGACGACGCACCAGATCACAACTGCGCCGACGATGAAGCAGGCAGATGAGGTCATATCTCCGATTCGTACTGCGATCACGCGCGCGCGTGGACCTCTGTTCAAGTTCCTCACCGAGGGATCTTTGCAGAATACCACGGGCTCGCGCGCGCTACGCGTGAAGCTTGCTTCCACAAAGAAGGGAATCGAGAACTTTCTCACCGGAAGCCTTCTCGAGATTCGACCAATGGCCATCAACAAGCTGCAAGGTCTTCGTCCGAAGATCAGCACGATTGATGAATGGTTGTCCGGTGACATTCGTGAAGATGTTGTCGGTGCGGTCGAGCAGGGCGCATCAAAGCTGGAGGATTACCTGATCATCGCCACTAGTTCTGAGGGTACTGTCCGAAACGGATCGGGCGATACCATCAAGATGGAGCTGGCTGACATCCTCAAGGGCGAGTATCAGGCGCCGCATGTCTCCATTTGGCACTACAAGCTGGATGAGATCGAGGAAGTCAACGATCCGGCCATGTGGCGAAAGGCCAATCCGAATCTGGGGATGACCATTTCGTATGAGACTTACCATCTTGATGTGGAGAGGGCTGAAAAGGCCCCTGCATCTCGAAATGACATCCTCGCCAAGAGATTTGGTATTCCGATGGAGGGATACACGTATTTCTTCACTTACGAGGAGACAATCCCTCATCGTCAGAAGACCTTCTGGAGTATGCCTTGTTCTCTGGGTGCTGACCTTTCGCAGGGTGATGACTTCTGTGCGTTCACGTTCCTCTTCCCGCTGAGCTTTGAGAAGTTCGGCGTCAAGGTTCGCAGTTACATCACCGAACGCACCCTGATGCTTCTTCCCGGAGCCGCTCGGATCAAGTACGACGAGTTCATCAACGAGGGCTCGCTGCATGTTATGCCTGGGACGGTGCTGGACATCATGCAGGTGTACGACGATCTTGATGCGCACATCATTGCCTGTGAGTACGACGTTCGCACATTCGGCTTCGATCCGTACAACGCCAAGGAATTCGTCGCGCGTTGGGAAGCTGAGAACGGTCCCTTCGGTATCGAGAAGGTTATTCAGGGGGCCAAGACCGAGTCCGTTCCGCTTGGTGAGCTCAAGAAGTTGAGTGAAGATCGTGTGCTCATCTTCGACGAGAGCCTCATGTCCTGGTCTATGGGTAACTCGATCACAATGGAGGACACGAACGGCAATCGTAAGCTCTTGAAGAAGCGACAGGACGAGAAGATCGACAATGTCGCAGCCATGATGGATGCTTACGTGGCTTACAAGGCCAATAAGGACGCGTTCGAATAGAAAGGAGGTGAGGCGATGGCAACATTTGGTCAAAGGTTGCGACACGCGTGGAACGCATTCACGGGTGCGGAGCAGCGACGTCAGACTCAGCCGTTCACGGAGTACTTCGGTGCTAGTTTCGGGCGTCGACCCGACCGCCCAGTCATCTATGTGTCGAACGAGCGATCGATCATCTCCTCGATCTACAACCGTCTCGGCATTGACGTGGCGTCAGTTCGGATTCGTCACGTTCGCGTCGATCAGGACGAGCGATACGTGGAGGACATCGACAGCGGTCTCAATTACTGCCTCACCACCGAGGCGAATGTCGATCAGGCGGCACGGATGTTTCGTCAGGACATCGCCATGACTCTGTTCGAGCAAGGCACTTGCGCCATCGTGCCCATCGACACGACGATCAGTCCTGAGACCTCTGGCGGCTTCGACATCAAGACATTGAGAATCGGTCAGATCGTCACGTGGTATCCGTATCACGTGCGAGTCAATGTCTTCAACGAGAAGACCGGGGAGCGGGAGGAGATCACCGTTCCCAAGCAGACAACGGCCATCATCGAGAACCCTCTCTACGCGGTGATGAACGAGATGAACTCCACGCTTCAGCGTCTCGTTCGCAAACTCAACCTTCTCGATACGGCAGATGAGCTGTCAGCCTCGGGCAAGCTCGATCTTATCATCCAGCTTCCCTACGTGATCAAGTCCGAGGCGCGTCGGCAACAGGCAGAGCAGCGTCGTCAGGACATCGAGTTTCAGCTCAAGGGTTCTCAGTACGGGATCGCCTACACCGATGGCACCGAGAAGATCACTCAGCTCAATCGTCCGGCTGAGAACAACCTTCTCACACAGGTTCAGTCGCTCACCGAGCTTCTCTACGTGCAGCTGGGTCTGACGCCTGAGGTCATGAACGGCACCGCGGACGAGAAGACCATGCTGAACTACTACAACCGCACGATCGAGCCGGTTCTCGATGCAGTCGTCGAAGCAATGCGGAGAACCTTCCTGACCAAGACCGCTCGTTCTCAGAAGCAGACGGTCATGTACTTCCGCGAGCCGTTCAAGCTCATGCCGATCGGCGGCGAGGGTGGCATCGCAGACGTGGCCGACAAGTTCACTCGTAACGAGATCGCATCCTCGAACGAGATCCGCCAGCTCGTGGGTTGGAAGCCTTCCGCTGAGCCGAAGGCTGATCAGCTCATCAACAGCAACATGCCGCAGGCTGATACCGGGCTTCCTGTGGCAGGCGATGAGCAGCCGTTCGATGCGGCCGCGGCATTCGACACTCTGGAGGTGCCCAATGAGGCTGCCTGACGGCACGATCCTCATGCACGCTTCAGCTCCCTATGATCCGAAGAAGGCTCACGAGTACTACCTTCGGACGAGGAAGCTGAAGGGTCGGAAAGCGGGTGCTGCTCCGCCGCCAGCGATGGCTGGTCTCGGTTCTCGAGGGCAGTTTGGCAAGAAGGCGGCCAAGCCTGCCCATACCCAGGTCAAGGATCTGAACCCTCAGCAGAAGAAAGAGCTGAAGGCTTACGCTCAGAAGAAGGTTGCTGCGGCGCAGGCCAAGCTCTCAGATCTGAACAAGAAGCTCAAGGACGCGATGGCCGCGGCCAAGAAGTCGGAGTCTGACGCCAAGAAGAAGCCGACGGCAGCTGAGAAGTCGAAGGACGCTCGCGAAGCAAAGAAGTACCGCGAGAGTCACAAGACCGAACTCAAGACCAAGGCCAAAGCAGCTCGATCCAAGGCGGGAGGAGGAGACAGCAAGGGAGATTCTTCGACCTCGAGCAAGGTCGATAGCCTGAAGAAGCAGGTCGACGCGGCGAAGCAGGAACTCGCCACTGCTCAAGCCAAGCTGAAGGCACTGGCGTAAGCCACGAAGTAAAGACCACGAAAGGACTGTCAAAATGGCAGTGAAGACGAAGGCCGACTTCAGTGGCTACGTCACGAAGTTCGGCATCAAGTGCTCCGACGGTCGCACGATCACCGCCGAGGCCTTCAAGCACCAGGACGGGACCCAGGTTCCGATGGTGTGGCAGCACAATCACGACGATCCCGCGAACGTGCTCGGCCACTTCGAGCTCGAGCACCGGGACGATGGCGTGTACGGGTTCGGTTTCTTCAACGAGACCGAGCGGGCCCAGAACGCCAAGCAGCTCATCGAGCACGACGACATCAAGTCGCTCTCCATCTACGCCAACGGTCTTCTCGAGAAGGCCCAGGCGGTCATGCACGGCGTCATCCGAGAGGTGTCGCTGGTTCTGGCGGGTGCCAACCCCGGCGCCTTCATCGACAACATCGTTCTTCAGCACGGCGAGGAGCAGGTCCGTCTCGACGACGAGGCCATCATCCACACCGGTCTCGAGCTGGAGCACGAGGACAAGGGCAGCGCCACCAAGACGGACGACAACGAGTCGACCGTGCAGGACGTTTACGACTCCATGACGGCCGAGCAGAAGGAGGTCGTCCACTACATGGTCGGCGCCGCTCTCGAGTCCGCCAAGGAGGACACCGGCAGCGCGGCGGCTCAATCCGCCACTACCACCACCGACGACGAGAAGGAGACCCGTCACATGAGCCGCAACGCTTTCGAGGCGGAGCGCGAGAAGACCGGCAAGGAGACGCAGGAGCGGCAGCACCTCAGCCACGACGCCATCAGGGGCATCGTCGAGGACGCATCCCGTCGCGGATCCCTGAAGGAAGCGGTCGAGCACTACGCGCTCCAGCACGGCATCGACAACCTCGACATCCTGTTCCCGGATGCCCGAGCGGTGTCCGCCCAGCCGGAGTTCGACTCTCGGCGGATGGAGTGGGTCAAGTCCGTCATCAACGGGACCCGCCACTCGCCGTTCAGCCGCGTCAAGAACTTCGTCGCCGACATCACGTTCGACGAGGCCAGGGCGCGGGGCTACATCAAGGGCTCCTTCAAGAAGGAGGAGTACTTCAGCGTCTCCACGCGGTCGACCTCGCCCGCGACGATCTACAAGAAGCAGAAGCTGGATCGCGACGACATCGTCGACATCACCGACTTCGACGTCGTGGCCTGGATGAAGGCCGAGATGCGCCTCATGCTCGAGGAGGAGCTCGCGCGCGCGATCCTGATCGGCGACGGCCGTGCGGTCGACGACGAGGACAAGATCAAGGACCCGTCCGGAGCGAGCGAGGGCGCGGGCATCCGCTCCATCGCCAACGATCACGACCTGTACGCCGCGACGGTGTTCGTCCAGTCCGACGCGACGCCGGTCGAGCAGGTCGAGGCCGTCATGCGCAACATGGTCTTCTACAAGGGGTCCGGCTCGCCGACGTTCTACACCACCCAGGCGTGGATCACGTCGGCCCTGCTCGCGAAGGACGGCATGCAGCGGCGGCTGTGGCGCACCGCGTCCGAGCTGGCCGCGGAGATGGGCGTCGCGTCCATCGTCGCCGTCGAGGTCATGGAGGGCGAGGTCGATCTGGTCGGCATCATCGTCAACCTGACCGACTACACGGTCGGCGCGGATCGGGGCGGCGACGTCTCGATGTTCGACGACTTCGACATCGACTACAACCAGTACAAGTACCTGATCGAGACCCGGCTCTCGGGTGCGCTGACCAAGATCCGGTCGGCCGTCAACGTCAAGAAGGTCGGCGCCAGCGACACGCTGCGCGTTCCGACCGCGCCTACGTACGACGAGACGTCGGGTGACATCACGATCCCGACCCAGACCGGCGTGACGTACTCGCGCACGGACACCGGCGCCACCACGGCGCAGGGCTCCACGGTCAACGTCCCCGACGGCACGTCGCTGACGATCCAGGCCAACCCGACGGCTGGCAACTACTTCGAGACGAACCAGCAGGACAGCTGGACCTTCTCGAACCGTCCGTAGTCGCCAATGGCGAGGTTCTTTGGCTTGGTCGGGTTCGGTAGCCAGGAGGAAACTGCGCCTGGCGTCTACACCGAAGTGATCACCGAGCTCTCGTATTACGGGGACGTGGTTCGTGATGCGCGCCGTCTCTCCGAAGCAGAGAAGGTGAACAGGGACGTCGGTGTCACAAACTCGATCAGCATCGTTGCTGATGCGCATGCCAACGAGAATTACTTCGCCATCCGCTTTGTGGAATGGGGTGGGGTTGCTTGGACCGTGACGGAAGTCGAGGTTCAGTTTCCCCGCCTCATCTTGCGTTTGGGGGAGGTGTACAATGGCCCGCGCGCAGCTGCAGGAAGCCCTTGAAGTCATCTGTCCGAACGTCTACTTCCAGCCGCCATCGAACATTCAGATGGTGTATCCGTGCATCGTCTACCGACGTAACGCGAAGTACGAGGAGTGGGCGGACAACGAGTTGATGCTGGGGATTCCTCAGTACGAAGTGACGGTCATCGATCGAGACCCGGACAGCATCATCCCCGGATTGGTAGCGAGGTTTCAGTATTGCCGATTCAATCGGTACTTCGCTGCTGACGATCTCAACCACGATGTGTACAACTTGTACTGGAAAGGAACGTAGAACATGGCATCACTGACCTGGGATCAGGTCGGCGAGCGGACCTTCGAGACCGGCGTCGATCACGGCGTCCTCTATCTCCCCGACGCTTCGGGTGCGTACGAGGATGGCGTGGCCTGGAACGGTCTGACGACCGTCACCGAGTCGCCGTCGGGCGCGGAGTCCTCGCCGCAGTACGCGGACAACATCAAGTACCTGAACCTCATCTCGGCCGAGGAGTTCGGCGCGACGATCGAGGCCTTCACCTACCCGGACGAGTTCGCGGAGTGCGACGGCACGGCGGTTCCGTCGCCGGGTGTCACGCTCGGCCAGCAGGGACGCAAGCAGTTCGGTCTCTGCTACCGGACGCGGCTCGGCAACGACACCGAAGGCACCGATCACGGCTACAAGCTCCACCTCGTCTACGGCGCCCAGGCCGCTCCGTCGGAGAAGGCCTACGGCACCATCAACGACTCGCCCGAGGCGATCTCGTTCTCGTGGGAGGTGACGACCAGCCCGGTGCCGGTGGCGGGCTACAAGCCGACGGCTCTCATGACGATCGACTCCACCACGGTCGACGCGTCCGACCTGTCCGATCTCGAGGACATCCTCTACGGGTCGGCATCGGTCGATGCCCGTCTGCCGCTTCCCGCCGAGGTCATCTCTCTGTTCGGCGGCGCCAACGCTCCGGTCCGGCTGACCGGGGCCAACGCCCCGTCGTACAACCCGGCCACCCACGTCGTGACCCTCCCGACCGTCACCGGCGTGACGTGGACGGTCAACGATCAGGACGCGTCGCCGGGCGCTCAGCCCGCGATGACCACGGGGCAGAGCTCCAACGTCCAGGCCCATGCCACTGCCGGGCACGTGGTCGAGGGCGACGACGACTGGACGTTCGACTACTAGTCGTTCGAGAAGGAGGACCAGAGAGTGCTTGAAATCAGAGTCGGAGCTGTCGAAGTGTTCGACAATTCATCGCAAGAGTTTGCCATGAGTGGTGGGACATTGGTCCGACTCGAGCACTCTCTGGTCTCGTTGTCAAAATGGGAGTCAATCCACGAGAAGCCTTTCCTCAGCAAAGAGGATAAGACGACCGAAGAGACTCTCAGTTACATCGAGTGCATGTTGACGGGCGAATACCCAGAGGATTTGTTTCTCAAACTCTCTGACCAGAACGTCGACGACATCAACAAGTACATCAACGCGAAGATGACGGCCACCTGGTTTCATGATGCACCGGGAGCGCCGCAGACGAAGGATGTGATCACGGCGGAACTCATCTACTACTGGATGACCGCGTTCAACATCCCGTTCACGTGCGAGACCTGGCATCTCAATCGTCTCTTCACGTTGATCAGGGTCTGCAACATCAAGCAGTCCAAGCCGAAGAAGATGAGCCGCGCCGAATTGGCTCAGAGAAACAGGGACCTCAACGCTCAGCGTAAGGCACGACTCGGAACCAAGGGTTAGGAGGTGAACGTTGGCAATACTTGAGTGGGATCAGGTCGGTGAACGCCTCTACGAGACCGGAGTCGATCACGGAGTCGTTTATCTGCGGGACGGTCGTACGGCAGCATGGAACGGCTTGCGATCTGTCGAAGCTGGATCCGATTCAGAGAACGCTCCGTTCTACCTCGACGGGGTGAAGTATCTCCACCGAGTGATTCCGGGTGATTTCGCTGGAAAGGTCACGGCGTTCACCTATCCGGATGAGCTCGAGGAGGTTGTCGGCATCGAAGAGGTGGCTCCTGGTATGCATTACTACCAGCAGATGCCTAAGATGTTTGACCTTTCGTACAGAACGCGGATCGGTAACGATCTGGAAGGCACAGACTACGCCTACAAGCTTCATATTCTGTACAATCTGCTGGCGGTTCCGGATCAGAGCAGCCATCAGTCGATCTCAGAGCAAGTCCAGCCACTCGAGTTCGGGTGGGTTCTCAACGGAACCCCACCGATGAGTTCGGGGAACCGACCGACGCTTCATATTTCCATCGACTCCCGCACGGCTGATCCTGCTGTGCTGGCGAACATCGAAAGTATTCTCTACGGAACGGTCAACACCAATCCGAGGATGCCTTCGTTCGATGAGATCACTCATCTGATGGAGCAGTTCGGCTCGTTGGTCATCGTTGACAACGGTGATGGCACCTGGACGGCTATCGATCAGGCCGATCAGTACATCACGATGGATTCGCCGACTCGATTCACGATCGTCAACGCGGATGCGACGTATCTGGATACGGATACCTACACCGTGACCACTACCAATCCTTAGGAGGAGGTGAAGTATGGCAACAATCACAGGTCTTACCGCCGAGCGCATGCTCGAGATCGAAGCAGCCTCGGTGGTTGACGGGGATGTGTCAGGCGACTCTCTCTTCCTTACGCGTAAGGATGGCTCGCTGATCAACGCGGGCAACGTGCGTGGTCCGGTTGGTCCGGCAGGACCGATGGGATCGGCACTGTCTGTCGTCAGTGGGCTCGTGGTTCCGGACGTCGGCGTTTCCAACCAGATCAGGGCTGGACGTCAGCTCAATCTGTCAGATTTCACAGCTTTGGGTCTGAGCGCTCCCATCGGTCTGTGGAATCTGTCGAATTTCAACGATTCATCCGGCAACGGACGCTCGCTGGTCAACAAGGGGTCGGTTCCTCTTGGGGTGGGTATCAACGGCATCGCGTCAACCTCGGCTGTGTTTGCTGGTTCGACAGGACAAGCTCTGTATATCGTCGATACGGGTGCGGCCGATCCATTCCGTATTCGTACTGGCACATGGGGCTGCTGGTTCCGAACGGCCAAGAAGGCCACGAATCAGATCCCACTCGCGAAGTACGGAATCGCAGCTCAGAGCGCATGGGGAATGCTGGTCACGTCCAACGGCAATCTCCAGGCGTTCTACAGCAGCTCTGGCAGCGATCAGGTGCAGGTGCAGGGCATTTCTTTGTGTGATGACGACCGTTGGCACTTTGGTGTCTGCGTTCAGGACGGCTCGCGACTCAAGGTCTATGTGGACGGGTCTCTCGAGGGCTACATCACCATTGGAACCCTGATCTTCGCCGGATCTTCACCGATGAATATCGGTGCTGATGCTGCTGACAGCGTTACCGCTGGAATTCTTCCGTTCTTCGGTCGGGTCGACGAAGCGTTCGTCACGTCGGATATTCTCTCCGACGATCAGGTGAGGAATCTGTACTGTGCGAGTATCCCACACGCTTTGGGCAGCGTCCCGAAGAGTGTTCAGCTCGCGATCCAGCGCAGACGTCGTGGCGCCACTCTGCAGACCACGGATTTCCCGTCTCAGCCGTCTCGTCTGTACAACTTCACAGGCGGAGCACTTACCGATCAGGGTTCGAACGGCGTGCCTCTTGCGTTGACGAACACGCCGATCCAGATCCCGGTGGCCGGAGCGGACGGTGCTGCTCAGAACGCATATTTGTTCGTCAACACGACGGCTCATACCGGACTGCAGGGAACCGATGCCGGTCTTCCTTCGGCACTCACTCCGCGATCGTACGGGGCATGGTTCAAGACGGCGGGCACGGCAGCTGCTGGCTGTGTGATCCTCGGCTACGGAACAGTGGGTACAAACGATGTTCGTCTGTATATCAACTCGACCGGAGGGATTGTTTCAGCCAATGGCGGCGACGTTCTGACCGGTTCATACGTTCTTGATGGCACATGGCATCATATTTGTGTCGTCGAGGACTCCGCAGCCGCTGATGGAGTCAAGCGGAAGGTCTATCTGGACGGCAAAGTCATTATCGGGTCTACCGGCATGATCTCGATCACATTGGCTGGCGCAAACCGTTTCCGGATCGGAGCGGGACCGGACGGAAGTTCCCCGTACATGGGAACAATCGACGGTGCGTTCGTGTACGCAGGAGCACTCACATCAGAACAAGTGCGTTCTCTGTACAACGTCAGTTCACAAGCTCTAGCGTCGAGCCCCAAGGACGCTTCCGACCACATCGAGACGATGGAAAGTGGTCGTCTTCTCGGCATCTTTGATTCAATCGAAACCAACGAATCGATTGATTTGGCGGTGGCGGCATGAGGCGTCGACGGAACCCGGAAATCATCTCTGGTCGTGTGAACAGTGGCGGGGCAGTCGAAGAAGGCACTGGTTTTACCGCTCAGCGAACCGGTGTCGGCACATACAACGTCATTTTCGACTCAGGGTTCAAACTGCTCGGCGCGACGATCACGATGTACGCAGGATACGGCGTTGTTTCCGCGTTTAGCGAGAGGATCTTCACCGTCAATGCTGGCACTGTCGCATCTCCGTCCGTAGCGCAAGACTCGGGTTTCTCTTTCACCGCGGTAGGGATCCAGCAATGACCGAGGAACCGGAAGAACTCGAGCTCGAGCCCATCGAACTCGTCACCATGGAACCTCAGATCGTTGATCCTGAGGAGGAAGCAGAGCGTGTCCGTCTCACCGCAGAGATGGTCGCGCGTGAGAACGAGGAGGCAGAAAAGGAAGGGGAGTAATGCGACTCGAACTCGCCGGAAGCATCACACGGCCACCTCCGTTGACCGTCAAACTGCTGAATGGAGTCCCGTTCACTCCGCAGCAGTACATCGACATGGGTTACACCAACTTCGATGTCATGGTGATCGGCGCCGGAGGAGGTACAGGTGGCGGCATCAAGACGGGAAACACGGGAACCCAGATCCGCAGCTACGGAGGAGCCGGTGGAGGAGGGGGACTTCATCGCGTACGCGGTGTGTTGGCTGATCTGCCTCCTTCTTGCCCCGTGGTTATTGGTGTTGGAGGTGGTCCCGGTGCTGATCACGTCTCTGATCCAGCGCTTACGACAGACGGTGTCGATGGTGGATCGTCGTCATTCAACACCAACACCGCGCGTGCCTCCGGCGGAAAAGGCGGTAAGAAGGTCGCATCCAACTCCGTAACCGTCACCACGCAGGCAAACGGTGGTGATGGCGGCATTGGGGATCGTGTTCTCGCCGGAGGAGGTGCCGTCGGTGGCGTTGCTGGTACTCCGTCAGCCACTGGACCGGGAACTCTTGGCACAGCTGGAGCGGATGGAACCTGGGACGGAGTGGTCGGTAAGGGAGGCGGCGGAGGAGCCGGTGGCGTCGGAACATATCTCGGTGTCACCGCCAATGCTGCTACTGCAGGAGGACGAGGCTCGTTCGATTCTGGAGACACTTCGGTCTATGCCGCGGGATCAAGTCCCTCAGCTGATACGGGTGATTCTGGCGCCGCAAACATCGTGCCTGGTGGTGCCGGTGGAGCTCGAGCAACTCCGCTGAACTCCCTTCCCTCTACGTACGGCAGCTCCATGGGCACTCGAGTCAAGGGAGCCGACGGAGCCGCCTTCATTCTCCTCACCACTGCGCTGTAATGCCCCTTTACGTCGCGCAGAAGGGTAACTGGGATCTCACCACCGCCTACCTCAAGAAGATGTCCGAGGGCAACCTGTTCGCCACGCTGGAGAAGTTTGGAGCGGCCGGAGTAGCAGCATTGGCCGCGGCAACGCCAGCGGAATCGGGAGAAACCGGACGGTCTTGGTACTACGAGATAGTGCAAAGATCTGGGTACTACTCGATCCGCTGGCGTAATAGCCATGAGAACAACGGAGTGAATGTCGCGATCATCCTCCAGTATGGCCATGGCACCCGGCAAGGGGGCTATGTGCAGGGGCGGGACTACATCATGCCCGCCATTCGTCCCATATTTGAGCAAATCGACGCCGAGATGACAAAGGTGGTGAACGGTTAGTGGCAACGACGGACGACAAAGTCGTAGCAATGAGTTTCGAGAGCACCAAGTTCTCGAGCGGCGTTTCGTCGGCCCTGGCTGACATCACCAAACTCAACTCAGCACTCAGCGGAATCGGATCGACAAACAGTTTGGGCAACATCGAGAAGGAGGCCAACAAGGTCACCCTCGGTGGGCTGTCCGGCGTCATCGACAAGATCAAGGGGAAGTTCCACTTTCCTGAAGCAGGGCAGGGCTTCTCGGAGATCGAGAAGGACTCAGGCAAGGTCGGTCTCACCGGTATCAGTGGTGCGATCGACAAGCTCCGGGGGAAGTTCCACTTTCCGGAAGCAGCTGAGGGCTTCTCCGAGATCGAGAAGTCGTCTGGTCAGGTCCGCTTCACCGGTCTGCACGAAGCGATTGCTGGAGCAGCCAAGGGCTTCAGCGTCATTCAGGGCGCAGCCTCCGTCGCCCTGGGTAACGTTGCCAGTCAGGCTGCTATTCAGGGCAAGAAGATCGCTAGCAACCTCTTCTCGCCGATCAAGGGTGGGTTGGAGGAGTACTCCACCAACCTGAACTCCATTCAGACCATCCTGGCGAACACCCAGCAGTCAGGAGCCACTCTCAAGGACGTCAACAAGGCGCTCCTTGACCTGAACAAGTACTCCGACAAGACGATCTACAACTTCAGCCAGATGGCGAAGAACATCGGCACCTTCACGGCTGCTGGTGTGGATCTGAAGACGTCGACACAGTCTATCAAGGGCATCGCCAACCTGGCGGCCCTCTCGGGCTCGAGTGCTGAGCAGGCTTCGACGGCGATGTACCAGCTTTCCCAGGCCATCGCGTCGGGGAAGGTCGGTCTGCAGGACTGGAACTCGGTCGTCAACGCCGGTATGGGTGGCTCGGCGTTCCAGAGGGCGCTGGCCACCACAGCGTCCAACATGGGCAAGCTCAAGGACGGCGCGGTCGCCCTCAAGGGACCGATGAAGAACGTTTCGATCGACGGACAGTCGTTCCGAGAGTCGATCATGGCCAAGCCGGGCGAGCAGTCCTGGCTGACGTCAGACGTTCTGACCGAGACGCTCAAGCAGTTCACGGGCGACATGACGGATGCCCAGCTCAAGGCCAAGGGATTCTCCGATCAGGAGATCAAGGCCATCCAGGCGACGGCCAAGTCGGCCCAGGAGGCCGCTACCAACGTCAAGACCCTCGGTCAGGTCTTCGATGTGGCCAAAGAGACCATCGGTTCAGGGTGGTCGCAGACGTTCCAGACCATCTTCGGCGATTTCGGCGAGGCCAAGAAGCTCTTCACCGGGATGTCGAATGCCCTGAACGGGTTCATCAACGACAACGCCAACGCTCGTAACGAAGTTCTGGCCAAGTGGAAGGAGCTCGGGGGTCGCACCGATCTCATCGAGGGCTTCAAGGCAGGCTTCAAGGGACTCGGAACCATCATCGCTCCGCTCCGAGATGCCTGGCACGAGATCTTCCCGCCGACCACGGGTGCTGAGCTGGCCGACATGACGAAGAGATTCCGTGACTTCATGGAGTCTGTCAAAATAGGACCAGATACAGCAGAGAAGCTCAAGGGAACCTTCAAGGGTTTGTTCGCCATTCTCGACATCGGCAAGCAAATCCTCGGGGGAGTCTTCACTGCACTCGGTCATCTGTTCGGTGCGGTCGGAGATGGCTCCGGTGGAATTCTCGATTTCACAGCGAAGCTCGGTGGACTCATTGTCAAGCTCGATGAGTGGCTCAAGAAGGGCGACAAGATCAAGACGTTCTTCGCTGGACTGGGAGATGTGCTTGGTGTGCCGCTTACCCTCATCGGCAAGCTGACAGGAGCTCTGGCCGGTCTCTTCGGTGGTGGGGACAAGACCTCCGGAGCAGCCAAGTCTCTGAGCGGGATGTCGGAAGGCCTCAAGCCTGCCACCAAAGCAGTCGAGGCGGCTACTGCGGCCTGGGAGGCGTTCCTCGCCATCCTCGGAGAGGTCGGAAAGATAGCCAAGCCGATCGTCGATGCTCTGGCTACGGCTCTGGGGAACATCGGCAAGACGATTGCGGATGCGCTCAACAACCAGAATTTCGACTCGGTGTTCACCGTCATCCAGACGGGTCTCATCGCAGGCATCTTCCTGACCATCAAGAAGGCGCTGGGCGGAGGACTCAACGTCGACATTGGCGGTGGAGTGCTCAAGAACATCTCCGAGTCGTTCGACGTGCTCACTGGTTCGCTGAAGACCATGCAGCAGAACGTCAAGGCCAACACACTGTTGCAGATCGCAGCAGCGGTGGGGCTCTTGTCGGCCTCAGTGCTGGCGCTGTCGTTTGTCGATCCGTCAAGGCTCGCCTCGTCGATGACCGCCATCACAACCGGTCTGCTGTTGCTGGTCGGTGCACTGGCTGCCCTCAACAAGATCGGTGGTACGGCGACTATCGCCAAGCTTCCGATCCTGGCGGCCTCGCTCATCCTCATCGCAACGGCTATCGACGTTCTGTCGATCGCCATGGTCGTGCTGTCCAAGCTCGACTGGCAAGGCATCGCCAAGGGTTTGGTCGCCATTGGCGGCTTGCTCGTTGTCGTCTCAGCGGGTGCTCAGCTCCTCAAGGGCTCGGCCGTCAGTTTGACGGTTGCCTCTGTGGGTCTGATCGCTCTCGGTGTTGCTCTCAACATCATGGCTGTGGCGTTGAAGGTGTTTGCCACGATGAGTTGGGAGGAGTTGGCCAAGGGCCTTCTGGGCGCCGCGGGTGGAATCGTCGCCATTGGCTTGGCGGCCGAAGCTTTGCCTGCATCGCTCATCCTTACCGGTCCGGGACTGATCCTCCTGGCCACAGGCCTGACAGTCCTGGCCGGGGCGGTCAAGATATTCGCCTCCATGAAGCTGCTGGACATGGCCAAGGGCATCGGCGGGATCGCTGCGGCTCTGGTCGTCATCGGTTTGGCCATGGACACCATGCCGCCCACTCTTCCGCTGACGGCAGCGGGTCTTATTCTCGTGGGCATCGGGCTGACCGGTGTCGCTGGCGCGATCAAGCTCATGGGAAGCATGGATATTTCGACGCTGGCCAAGGGCATCATCGGCATCGGTGCTGCTCTCCTCGTCATGGCGGTCGGCCTCACGGCCATGATCGTGGCTCTGCCGGGTGCAGCCGCCCTGATGGTCGCTGCTACCGCTCTGGCCGTGTTTGTCCCGGTGTTGGGCATTCTCGGCACGATGAGCTTTGGCACGATCGCCAAGGGTTTGGGTGTCATTGCCCTCTCTCTGGTCGCCATATCCATCGCAGGGGCCGTTGCAGCTCCGGGGCTGATTCTGCTGGGAGCCGCTCTAGCCATATTTGGCGTGGGTGTGCTGGCAGTTGGCGCTGGAGTGAAGCTCTTGGCCAGTGGGATTCAGATCCTGGCTGGTTCGGGAGCGAAGGGTCTGGCCGTGTTCCTCACCGCTATGACGGCGCTGATCATGGCGATGCCACAGATGGTCATCAACTTCGTCAAGGGGTTGATCCAGATCGTGGCCGAAATCGTCAAGTTGGCTCCGCAGGTAGTGAACGCCATGGTCCAGATTCTCACTCTGGTCCTGGACGCCATCATCAAGTTGGCTCCCAAGTTCGCTCAAGCAGCCACAGTCCTCATCACAGCCGTTCTCACTACGTTGGCCGCCAACGCGCCAGCGATCATCGATGCGGGCTGGAAGCTGCTGCAAGCCCTACTCAAGGGTATCGACGATCATATCGGCGAAGTAGTCGATCAGGTCGCCGACATTGTAGTCAAGTTCCTCAATGCCGTCGCGGCTGCATATCCTCGGATCCTGACAGCGGGATTCAACATCCTGCTGAATTTCCTCCGGGGAATTTCCAACAACATCAGTCGCGTAGTCACCGCTGCCGCGGATATTGTGATCGAGTTGGCCGGAGGGATCGCTGCCAACGTCAGTCGCATCGTCAGTGCAGGCTCGAGCATGATTGCTCACTTCATCACCGGCATCGGGAACAGTATCGACAACATCATCGACCGTGGTGCAGCGATGATCAATCGCATCATCACCGGTATCGGTAACAACATCGGCAAGGTCGTTGATAAGGGCACCGAAGTAGCTACCAAGCTCATTTCGGGTCTGGCCGATGCAGCGGTCGATTTGGCCACAGCGGGCGGCAACGCCCTTCTCCACGTTCTTCAAGGCATTCGGAAGTGGCTGGAAGATAACGCCTCGAAGGTAGGTGCAGAGGGTCGCGGCATTGCTGTAGCTCTCATGAGCGGTATCACCAGTGGTGTCCTGGGCTTCGACATGACAGGATTCATCAACAACGTCTTCAACAAGATCAAGGGCGCGCTCAATAAGGTGAAGAAGAAGCTTCATATTGGGTCGCCGTCCAAGATGACTGCTGAAGAAATCGGTGTTCCGATCATGGAAGGCGTGGCTATGGGCATCGATCAGAGCCATATGGTCGTGAGGGACTCTCTCGAGGATGCGGGCAATGTCATGCTCGACACACTCAAGAACACGCTCTCGGCTGTGCCGGATCTGGTCGACATGGACGTGAATCCGACGATCACACCCGTGTTGGATTTGACACAGGTCACGAAGGATGCCAAGCAGTTGAGCGACATGACCAATGTCGTTCCCATCCAGGCTGCTGTCTCGTTCGGTTCGGCAGCGGCTATCAGCGCGACTCAGGGTGCTCAGCCCGACGGAACCGTTGACCCTGAAACAGGGGCCAAGGTGTTCAAGTTCGAGCAGAACAACTACTCGCCTGAGGCACTGTCCGAAGCAGAGATCTACCGTCAAACCAACAACCAGCTGTCACAGGCCAAGAGCGCGCTTGGTCTCTGACGCGGGGAGCCCTGTGGAGGTCTGTCCTCCCAGCCCCTCGGCTTTCGCAGGGCTCTCCATATTCTGAAAGGAGGTGAGCGCAGTGTTGACGAAGATGGAAGTGCTGGGTCTGCGGTCGCTAGCGCCAACACTGCCTCTCGATGAGGATGGTGTCGCAGGCAGCGACCCTATCCAGGTTCTGGATATTCAGGGCCTGGAGCCTGTCAAGGCAGCGATCACCACCAGTCTGTACGGCGCATTCGACGGAGAAGCGTACGTCGGTGCGAACGTGGGCAAGCGCAACATCGTTCTGACGATCGGACTCAACCCCGATTGGAAGATTCAGACTCCGGAGGAACTTCGTCAGCTCCTCTACAACTACTTCATGCCCAAGCTGCTGGTGGAGCTGCGGTTTCACAGCGATATTTATCCGACAGTGAGGATCGAAGGCTACGTCGAGGACGTCAAGCCGAACATCTTCAGCAAGACCCCGCAGATGCAGGTGTCGATCATCTGCCCTCGTCCGGACTTCATTGCTGTCGCGCCATCCATATTTACGGGCTTGACGAACGATGGCAGCGCCTTGACCGAGATCGACTACGCTGGATCGGTCTCTACCGGGATCCTCCTCAAGATCAACCAGGCAGTTGGCTCTCCGGGTGAGGCCACCATCCAGGTAAATCTCACCGGTGAGGGTGCTCCGCAGACGTTCCTGGCCAAGGGCAACATCACGCCTGACGTGCGCTGGGAGATGAGCTCGATCATGGGCGCGAAGTACGTGCGCAGCGTCACACTGGCCACCGCGGCGATCACGAACTACCTGAACGACGTGGCTGTGGATGCCGTTTGGCCGAGGCTCTATCCCGGTGTGAACAACCTGGCCGTGCTTACGGCTGTGGTGGGCCAGAACTGGGAGCTCTCGTACTACACGAGATTCGGAGGGCTCTAGGTGGATATTTACACCTTGGACGAGAACTTCCTCCGGAAGGACGTCGTCGACAACTTCATCTCGATCGTCTGGACTGAGCGGTACACCAAAGCGGGAGACGTTTCGCTGGTCATGCCGCTGACCAAGGAGAACATCTCCAAGGTCCCTGAGGGAACGTTCTTGGCTTTGAACGGGACCAAGGAAGTCATGTTGGTCGAGAGTGCTCTGATCGAAAAGAGCCAGCTCAAGCTGACTGGGCCGAGCATCACCCAGTTTCTCAACCAGCGAGTGATCCGATATTCGGCCAATCACGCAGATCGATACTACAACATCAATCTGCAGCCTGGCTTGGCGATGGGGTTCATCGTCAATGACATGTGCGTGACCGGTCCGTACACGATCAACTCGAATTACGGCGTGGACGGCCCTCGACAGATCATTCCGGGGCTGCAAGTCATGGACATGGACGGTTCTGGCACAGCAGTCCAGCTGGCAGTGCCGTACGGGCCCCTATACGACGCTCTGGTCCAGATCGCGGACACATATCAGGTCGGGATGCAGATGTATCTCGAGAGTTCGTCTCCGGCGGGATATTTCCTCGGCTTCAAGACGTACAAGGGGAAGGATCGCACAAGTGGACAGTCGGCCAATGCTCGAGTTCGGTTCACTCCGTTCGAGGACACGCTGACCAACCTCAAGGAACTTCGATCGATTTCGGGGTACAAGAATGTCGCATACGCCTTCGCGCCATCGAATCCAGTCGCGGGAGTCACTCAGTCAGGCGTCGCGTATGCCGACACCGAATCAGCTACGTCTATGGGGTTCAAGCGTCGCACGCTCCTCGTCTTCGCCGACGACCTCACAACCGACAAAGTCGGTGGCTCCGCGGCAGTTCTCATTCAAGTCCTGAACCAGCGGGCCAAGGATGCTTTGGCCAACAACAACTACACCAAGGTAGTGGATGGTGAAGTTGTGCCGCAAGCGCCTTTCCAATACGGTAAGGATTACGGATTGGGAGACATCGTCGAACTTCAGTCATTTAGCGGCCTGCTGCAAAGGGCACGGATTACTGAGTATATTCGCTCTCAGGATGCTACGGGGGAGCGGGGATACCCGACGATTTCCGTAATCGACTAAGGGGGTGAAGTATGGAGCCAGCGGTCCAGGTGCTTATCACAGCAGGAGCAGCATTCCTGGCTTCAGGGGCAGGGTTCTGGCGATATTTGCGATCGCAGGACGAACGCAGACGAGCCAATACTCGTCTTTTGATGGGCTTGGCCCATGAGAAGATCCTCTATCTCGCTTTCAAGTACGAAGAGCGAGGCTGGATCTCGAAGGATGAGTACCAGGATTTCCAGCAGTATCTGTACACGCCGTATGTGGAACTGGGAGGAAACGGGATTGCCGAACGTGCTATGCACGCTATCGACCGCCTGCCCATAAAGCAGGGATACGTCTTCGACATTCCCATTCGGTCAACCGACAGGACAGCGTCAGAGGAGGATAAGAAGAAGCACGATATTGCGCAATACAACGGGCCAGATAGACGCGCACAAGAATGACTCTGGCTACTTCAGACCCCACGATATTCGGTTTGATAGCGGCATTTTGCTCCCTTGCTGGTGTTTTTCTCGCCGCTGCAGGACATCGTATGGGGCGCAAAGCGGCTGAACGCAAAGCCGAGCAGGAAACACACGAACAACTACTAGCAGCGCGCAAAGAGGCCGAAGAGCTTTCGGCAGAGCTTCACAAGCTGAGGATGGAGCAAAATGATCCCCCCGGGCAAGGCTAGCATTCTCTTGACGGTTGCGGCGTTGAGTGCTACTGCGGCTGGCGGATATTTCACCAGTCAAGCCATCAATGCCGACGCTCAGACCCCTGTCAAGGTCGTGACGATCGACGTGGGAGTGGGTGAGAAGGGAGATCCGGGTCCTGCTGGACCGGCTGGACCCGCAGGGCCGAAAGGCGACACCGGCGCCAAGGGAGAGAAGGGCGCAACCGGTGACGTAGGACCAGCAGGGGCTACAGGACCCGCCGGACCCCCAGGACCGAAGGGGGATCCAGGCGGAGTGACTTGTCCTCCAGGATTCGTGAACGGCAAGCTGATCATCAACCATCCTGGCGGGCAGACGACCATATTCACCTGTATCGAGGACAAATAGAGGGGAGTGATCGCATTTGATCACAGGGAAGCTGTACGACGTACTGAAGTACTGCGCGCTTGTGGTGTTTCCCGCGCTGGGCACCGCATATTTCACTCTTGCCCAGATCTGGGGCCTTCCCGCCGCGCAGGAGGTCGTGGGCACCATTGTCGTGGTGGACACATTCCTAGGCGTGGTGCTGCAGATCTCGTCGACCCAATACAACAAGAGCGACGCCAAATTCGACGGCACGATCGGCGTCACCGAGGTCGACAACAAGCTGACCTACACCTTGAACCTGAACACGGATCCGGCTGAGCTGAAGAACATGTCGGAGGCGCGTTTCAAGGTGGGAGACTCCTTAGTAGCGTAGGTCTCATATTCGCGGTGGAAACATCGCTTATAATGAGACCCCTACTAAGGAGACAGAAATGTCATTCGCACCGAAGAAGAACACGTACATCGACACCGAGATTTCGAGACTCGTTCTCAAGATGCAAGATATGGAGATCGATTCCGACAAGTACGGCGCAGCCCTAGAGCGGCTGTCGAAGCTGCAGAAGATCAGGCAAGAAGAAAAGCCCGATCGCGCAAGCTCCGACACCATGCTCTCGGTTGCTGCCCACATCGTCGGCATCATCCTCATCATCCGCCACGAGAACGTCAACGTCATCACGTCGAAGGCGATGAACTTCGTTCCCACGCCGAAGACATACAAGCGCTGAAGTAGACATCATGATATGGGCCGTGTAGAAATACATGGCCTATATTTTTTGTCTCCTGAAAAAATCCCGCGGGGAAATTTTGGCTCAAAGTCGCGTAAAAAACACGCCTTGTAATGAGACCCACTACAAGGAGACAAAATGCTTTCCGAAGACAACATCGACCGAATCAATCGGCAAATCGAAAGCGAGCTTCGTGACCTTCGCTTCACCCGCGACGAGCGTCGCCGTCAGGAGCACTTCAAGACCATCAAGGAACTGAAGTCGCTGCTGGATGAGCCCGCCCCGCAGGAGAAGACGAAGGACGAGATCGTCGCCGAGGCCGTCCGAGAAATTCTCGAGATGTTCCGCCGCTAGCACCAATCCCATAGTCGTCCAGAGGAGAACCCACACGGGTTTTCCTTTTTCCTTTCGCGATATTTTCATGCCATGTAATGAGACCCCACCATCCGAAAGGAATTCACAATGTTGAGCACCGTCAAGAAGAACGCCGTCTCCGCCAAGAACCACATTCACCGCAACCGCGCCAAGTACGCCGCCGGAGCCACACTCATCGTGATGGCCCGACTGAACTACATGGCCGCGAAGCAGTGGAGTGACTTCATGGAGGAGAAGGGCATCGACCCGATGGAGTTCTTCAACCCCGAATACTTCGAGGAGTTGAACTCGTAAGCTGAGAGCCCATCACGGGCTTTCAGTTTTCGCGAAAAAAACACGTCATGTAATGAGACCCACTACACCCAAATGAGAAAGAGATTTCAATGACCATCAAGAACATCGTCGCCGCCCGCAAGGAGCGCAAGTTTCAGGACAAGCTTACCCAGCTTCGCCTGGAGCAGCGCTTCGCCGACCAGCGCCGTTTCGTTGAGGTTGCTGACCGCATTTCCCGCGAAGGCAAGACCTGGTAACAAGAGGAGAACCCACACGGGTTTTCCTTTTACCTCGCGAAAAATTCATGGCATGTAATGAGAAGGAAGTACTGTGACACGAATGTAGTTGCTTAGATGCAACCAGTTCTGCAAGAGTTCGACGCTCCTTGCAGACCTTCTCTTTTTTTCTGTCCTCAATCAAGGAGTAGACCGTGGACAAGTTCCTCGCCAACCTGCAGGCCCAGGCCGAGCAGAACCCCCTGCTGGCCCTGGCCATCGCCTCCGGTCTCATGACCGCGGGCGCCAAGCTGATCAAGGCGCACGGCGAGTCCAAGGGCTCGCGAGCGTACGCCAAGGACGTCGACCGTCGCATCAAGGCTGCTCGCCGATGAGCGGTCTTGTCCCCGAGCACATCAAGGGTGACGTCGATGTCAACGTCCACCTGAAGATCGACGACTCGGTCGTCAACGTCATCTGGGCGCTGTGCTTTGCGTCCATCGCCCGAAGCTGGTTTCGCAAGCGATAGAAGGGAGCATCATGTTCGTCCGCATGATTGCCGTTATTTCCACTGCTTACTGTGTCACAGGCACGATGAGCGATGGGACGTACACACGTGCCGGGTCGGTGGCTTCCAACAGCTATCCGCTCGGCACGCATCTGATCGTGAGCAACAGCCCCACTCGCCGTAAGGAGTGGGTCGTTCGCGATCACATCGGTTGCTGTTCGCAACTCGATTTCTGGGTCTCGACATGCTGGAAGGCTCGGCAATGGGGACGGAGACCCGTCAGGATTCGCAGAAGACCAACCTAAATCAAGGAGCACATCGTGGTACGCATCATTTTTGTTGTCGCCCTCTTTGCTGCCATGCTCACCGCTTGTGGCACTGCGGAGGCACGAGGCTACGAGGGGACCTGGAAGTCTGACGACGGAACGTTCGTCGCTCAGATCAAGAACAAGCAAATCGTGATCAACCTGCACGCCGACGGTGACACGGCGCTGTACTGGAAGGGCACGTTCGGATACGGCAGTCCGGTCATCATCTCCAAGGCCGATACCGAAGCGCTGGATGCTGCTCTGTTCGGCTCGCAGGACAAGACCAAGCAGTTCGTGTATCGCAACCATCGGCTGCGGTTCCGTATGTCGATGATGGGAGTCACCCGCGCCGTCTTCCTCAAGAAGGTGTAAATGCACTGGCTCGTGTTCATCGCATATTTCTTGTGCGTTGTCGCATTCTTCACGGCGATCTGGAAGGCCCTGAATTGGGCATTCGGTCATCCCGCGGAGGACCAGCTTCAACAGGGGCGTATATGCACCGATGACGATCGCAAGATCTTCGGTGAGGATGCGCCCATATTTCGGTGGCCTGTGAAGGAGAAGAACGATAGTGAACATCAGTGAGATGTGGAGGGACGCCCAGCGGTACGCGCATGAGAACAAGTCCGTTCTCCTGACCGCTGTCGGCGTAGTGGGCACCGTCTCAACGGCCGTGCTGTCGTTCCGGGCCGGATTCAAGGCATCCGAGATCCTCCAGGAGGAGGCTGACGCCTTCTTCAACGAGCACCCGGATCACGACGAGGTCGATTTCGACGTCAAAACGAAGGTGCGGTTGATCTGGCCGGAACTCATTCCGCCGATGGGCATGGGGGGCCTGACGATCGCTTCGATCATCACGGCCAACCGGATCGACCAGAAGAAGGCCGCAGCTCTGGCTGCCGCCTATGGAATCTCCGAGCGCTCCTTCCAGGAGTACAAGGAGAAGGTCGTCGAGCGTCTGGGAGAGAAGAAGGAACAGGCGATTCGTGATGAGATCGCCCAGGACCGCGTCAATCGTGACCCGGTCGAGAACAAGCAGGTCATCATCACCGGCAACGGCGACGTGCTGTGCAAGGACAACATCTCTGGACGATATTTCCAGAGTTCGATGGAGACGATTCGGCAGGCCGAGAACAAGGTCAACTACGACATCATCCATCACATGTACGCCAGCTTGAGTTCTTTCTACGAGCACATCGGGCTGGCACCGACGCGACACTCGGATGAAGTGGGCTGGAACACCAATAACCTTCTCGAGGTCGTGTTCTCGGCAACTCTGTCGTCGGACAACCGTCCTTGCATGGTGCTCGACTACGTGGTCGGGCCGACGCAGGACTACAGCAAGCTGTACTAAGCCTTCCAGGGTAGAAGTGTCTACCCGCAGGCCCGCCGGGAGCCTGTGGAAGAAATCCCGGCATCATATTTCATTCAATCAAGAAGGAGCAGTAATGCACAACGAGTCCCTGTCCGATCGCATCGTCGACGGCACGGCCGAGGAGGTCAACCTCAACGGCTCCAAGCCCGCTCTGGGCGTCGACGTCACCATGTCCCCGCTGGTCCAGCGGGTCGCCATCGCCGCCACCGGCGTCGCGCTCGGCGTGATCATCGGCCGCAAGCTGTACTTCCGCCCGCTTGTCATCAAGGGCGCCCAGAAGGTCGAGGAGGTCGCCGAGCAGGTGGAGGAGGCGGCAGTCCGCGGATGACCTCACCGGTTACTCGCAGGTACGTCCTGTTCACGGATGACGAGAGCGCAGCGATCGCTGAATTGCGCGCTCGTCGGGAGGCGTCATCACTCGATGGCGCCGCCTACCGTGGATGGGACATGGGCGAGGTTCGTTTCATGACCGACCCGCCCCTGACCGCGCACAAGTACTGCGTCTTCCAGATCAAGGAGAACAAGTAGTGCTGAAGAAGAACATCACGTACAAGGACTTCAACGGCAACGAAGTCACCGACCTCTTCACGTTCAACCTGTCTCCCGCGGATCTCATGGAGATCGAGGCGGAGACGCCGGGCGGCATGTCAGCCCTCCTGGCGAAGATCACGGAGACGACGGACGGGGCCGTGGTCATGGGCGTTTTCAAGACCCTCATCAACCGCTCCGTCGGCAAGGTCTCGGAGAACGGCAAGCAGTTCCTCCGCAACGAGGAGATCCTCAACGAGTTCCGGCAGTCCAACGCCTACTCGGTGCTCCTCATCGAGCTGATCAGCGACGAGGACTTCGCCGCCACCTTCTTCAATTCGATCATGCCCGAGGGGCTCGACGACGTGGCGAAGAAGATCGAGGCGCGCACCAAGACCGCACCGGACGCTCCGCTTCTGCGCGAGCAGGTGCCGGACGGCTCGTACGGTCAGGCACGCAGTGTGGTGACCCCCACGGAGGAGAAGGTCATCACCAAGGCCGAGGCGGAGGAGATGAACGACCAGGAGCTGCTCGCCAAGGTCAAGAACGGCTGGATCATCAAGACGTAATAGTGGGCGGGGTCTCGCGAAAAAAACACGCCATGTAATGAGACCCCACTACTATTCAGGAGATTCAGATGACCCACGTCAAGATCGCCCAGAAGGTTGTCCACACCATCGTCATGATGAACGTCGCCGAAAGGACCCAGACGCTGATCGCCGATAACACGGAGCTGGAGCATGATTCAATCACTGCTACTTGCACCGGTATCGTCGTCGGCCACCTGGTCGCCAATCAGACCGACAAGATCACTGACCCGCTGGTCGTGAAGGCAGCCGCCAAGCTTTCGACGCTCAAGTCGAACTGGAAGAACCGGAAGAACGAGTCGTAGTCCCAAGCTTAGAATCCTACATGGATTCTAAGTTTTTCTTTTTGTCCAAGGAGACATATTTATGGAGAGTGAATTCCCGACCAACACCATGAAGTCCCGCGTAGAGCCGGACCTTGGTGAGGTCAAGCAGGAGAAGAAGGTCGATCCGGTTGTCACCGGCGAAGTGAAGCGACGCAAGAAGCCCTTGGGTCGTCGGTTCCAGGAGACGTTCTTCGGTGGGGACATGAAGGGTTCATTCCATTTCGTGGTCTTCAGCGTGCTCGTCCCGGCTGCCAAGGACATGCTGGTCGAGGCGGGTGCTCAGGGCATCGAGCGGCTCGTCTTCGGTGAGACCAGGCGGCGTTCGGCGATGCGGGGACCGAACCCGTACGGACCGAACATCCAGTACAACCAGCAGTACAGGTCCCCCGCGAGTGACAGGCCGCCTCCGGCCATGATCAGTCGTCGAGCCCGTGCCCGGCACGACTTCGACGAGATCGTCCTGCAGTCGCGGTCAGAAGCAGAGGAGGTCATCGATCGCATGTTCGATCTGCTGAGCAGGTACGACAGCGCATCGGTCGCAGATCTGTACGAGCTCACCGGCATCGCGGCGAGTCACACGGATCAGAAGTGGGGCTGGACGGACTTGAGAGGATCGGGAGTCTCACGCACACGTGCCGGAGACTACCTCCTCGATCTGCCGGAGCCGATCCCACTGGGCTGATGGACAAGAACACCCGCCGCGAGATCGTGCGTGGCTTCTACCCGGGGACAAGATGGGCTGCTCGGGTAGAGGCCATGTCCGATGAACAGGTCTATGCCATCTACATGGCAAAGATCGAAAAGGTCCGTGAGCACGGCGCGACCGAAATGCAACTTCGATTGAAAGCAGAAAGAAGATGAGGTTCCTTCCGGATGGTCTCTCGCAGCAAGCGGGACGGACCATGCTCAAGGTGGAGAAGAGCTCACCACGGCTTCTCTTCGTTGCGGGTGTGGCCAGCATGGTGGGCAGCACGGTTCTTGCGTGTCGCGCCACCCTCAAGCTCGAGGAAGTTCTCGAGACGACGCAGAACGATCTCAAGATCGCCAACAGCCTTGAGCATCGGGAGTACTCGGAGGACGATCGTCAGCGCGACAAGACGATCATCTACACGCGCTCAGTCGTCAGCATCGGCAAGCTCTACGGTCCCTCCATCCTTCTGGGTGTGGCGGGCATCGGGATGCTGACCAAGTCGCACAACATCCTCGAGCAGCGCAACGCAGCCCTGACGGCGGCGTACGTGGCCCTCGACAAGGGCTTCCAGAAATACCGGGAGCGTGTGGTCGCCAAGTACGGCGAGGCGGACGATCGGGACTTCCGCTACGGGTCGCAGAAGGTGGAGATCGAGGACGAGAAGACCGGGCGCAAGAAGGAAGTTGCCCGGGTGTCGTTCGACGAGCCGTCGATCTACTCCAAGTTCTTCGACCAGCTGAACAAGAACTGGTCACCGCAGGCGGAGTACAACATGTACTTCCTGAAGTGCCAGCAGACGTACGCCAACCACATGCTGCGTGCTCGAGGTCACGTGTTCCTCAACGAGGTTTACGACTCGCTGGGGATGGATCGGACCAAGGCGGGGGCGGTCTGCGGCTGGGTGCTGGGGAACGGTGACGACTTCATCGACTTCGGCATCTTCAACCGGGAAGATCAGAACGCGATCGACTTCGTCAACGGCCGCGAAGGGGCTATTCTGCTCGACTTCAACGTCGACGGTGTGGTCTACCACCTGATCACAGAGGACAAGGTCAAGTGGCAAGACTGAGCCTCGGACAAGGGATCGGCCTCGGCTTCATCGTGGGGTGTGGAGTCGGGGCTGCAGGCATGTACTTTGGTATGGGGCAGAAGCTCAAGCTGAAGTACAACATGATCGCGGATAAGGAGATCCAGGACGTCAAGGATCACTATCGCGCGAAGGAGATGGAGCTCGTCCGGTTCCAGGAGGAGCTCTCTCGGCAGCCCAAGCCTCATCTCGAAGAGGTGATGAAGGATCTGGGCTATCAAAAGACCGTCGAGCCAGAGGAGGACGAAGACGAGGAAGAGCCGGAAACGAAGAACATCTTCGACCGGCCTCCACTTCCGCCGTGGAACTACGATCGGGAGATGTCCAACCGGACACCCGAGCATCCGTTCGTGATCCATCTCGAGGAGTTCGAGCAATCCGAGTACTCTCATCAGATCACCCTCACGTATTTCGAGGGCGATGACATTCTCATCGATGAGACGGAAGAGATCATCCCGGACACAGTTCGCGATGGTGTCGTCGGTGAGGACAGTCTGACTCTGTTCGGGCACGGATCGAACGATCCGCATCTCGTCTACGTGCGCAACACCAAGTTGCAGACGGACTACGAGATCATCCTCGACAGAGATCACTACGCGAAGAAGATCCTCGGGTTGGAGGAGGACCCGACCATCGAGCACTCGGCTACGAGACGCAGGAAACTGCGATTCGACGATGACGGATAGTGCGATCCGCCACGAGTATCTCGGCTGGCTGACCCTGCAGATAGGCGGCCCGGAAGTGAACGACATTCACCCGCTGTGCAGCCTCCTGCATCAGAAGGAGTTCGTCTGGTTCGTCGCCAACGATGACAACCGTCTGTCGGATGGTGGCGATCTGCGGATCGAATTCCTGTACGAGAAGTATGATCCGTCGATGCTGCATGTCTTGCGGATGACCCATATTTCCGTACTGGAAGTGGTCGTGGCTCTCTCGCGTCGTCTGGAGTTCCAGATGAACGGGCAAGCCAGCCGATGGGCCTGGGTGCTGTTCGAGCATTTGGGGTTGGACAAGTACCGTGGTCGGTTGACCACGAAACAGAGGGAAGAAGTCGACGATATCCTCGACACCTTGATCTGGCGTCATTACGAGCCCAACGGTCAGGGCGGCTTCTTTCCTCTCGCCTGGCCGGATCGAGACCAGAGGAAGATCGAAATCTGGTATCAGATGTCTGACTGGATTGCCGAACAACATCCCATGTAGAAAGGAGGGGTATGGACTTCTATCGGATTGCTACCAAGAACACGAAGGAAGGGATTGTAGTCTACCCCGACTTCATCGTGGAGCATTCCAAGGACCTCATGGTCAGGGGGAAGTCCTTCTACGCCATCTGGGATGAGGAGACAGGTCTCTGGTCCCAGGATTCGTATGACGTGCCGAGGCTGGTGGACGCGGAGTTGGAGGACTTTGCCAAGAAGTTCTCACGGGAGAAGGAAGCTCCGTGCTCCATCAGCTTCATGAGATACGCCGGAACCAACTCATGGAACCGGTTTCAGAATCACATGAAGTTGGTCGAGGACAATCACCAGCCGTTGAACAACAAGATCGTCTTCGCCAACACAGAAGTGAAGAAGCGAGACTACGTGTCTCGTCGTCTTCCTTACGCGATAGAGCCGGGTGAGATCACCGCGTGGGATGAGCTGGTCAGCACCTTGTACGCCCCTTCGGAAAGAGAGAAGATCGAGTGGGCGATCGGATCCGTTATAGCGGGCGATTCGAAGAAGATCCAGAAATTCTTGGTCTTCTACGGATCTGCGGGAACAGGAAAGTCAACCGTTCTCAATATTATCGAGCGGGTCTTCCAGGGCTATACTACATCTTTCGATGGAAGAGCACTGGGCAGCTCGAATGCTACCTTCGCTACCGAGGTGTTCAAGGGTAACCCCCTGGTGGCGATTCAGCATGACGGTGACTTGAGCAGGATCGACGACAACACTCGATTGAACTCGATCATCGCTCACGAGGACATGCTGATCAACGAGAAGTACAAGTCAGGTTACACGGCGCGAGTGAACGCGATGCTGTTCATGGGCACCAATCAGCCGGTGAAGATCTCGGACGCCAAGTCCGGGATCATCCGCAGGCTGATCGACGTCCATCCCACCGGCGTGGTGATTCCCACGAATCACTATCACACGCTGATGGACAGGATCAACTTCGAGCTCGGGGCAATTGCGCATCACTGCCTTGAGGTGTACCAGACATTGGGTCGCAATTACTACAGCGGCTACCGCCCGTTCGAGATGATGCTCCAGACAGACATCTTCTTCAACTTCATCGAGGCGTACTACGACGTCTTCAAGAAGCAGAATTTCACATATTTGTCTCAGGCCTACCCAATGTATAAGGAATTCTGCCAGGAGACAGGCATCGAGCGCCCGTTGCCGATGTACAAGATGCGCGAGGAACTGCGGAACTACTTCGACGAGTTCCAGGATCGAGCTCGACTCGAGAACGGAGATCAGGTTCGCAGCTACTACAAGGGGTTTGTCGCCGACAAGTTCAAGCAGCCGCTGAAGGACGAGTCGGGTGTGGTGTTCTCCCTTGTGATGGAAGAAGATACGTCCCTCTTGGATGAGGTATTGGCAGCCTATCCGGCCCAGTTGGCTGGAGAGGATGAGTCTCCCGCAAAGCGGTGGTCGAACGTGAAGACCACACTTTCAGACATTGACACGCGGGAGCTGCACTGGGTCAAGGTGCCTGACAATCTCATCTGTATTGATTTCGACCTGAAGGATCTCAATGGCCACAAAGCCCTCGAAAGAAACCTCGAAGCCGCCAGTGCTTGGCCCGCCACCTACGCCGAGTACTCCAAGTCCGGAAAAGGAATCCACCTCCACTACTTCTACGATGGAGATGTGGGAAGCCTTGATGTGGCTTATGCCCCCGGTATAGAAGTAAAGGTCTACACCGGTAACAGTTCGCTGAGGCGGAAGCTCTCTCGGTGCAACAACGTCGAGATCGCGCACATTTCGTCTGGGCTTCCCCTGAAGCAGAAGGAGGCGAAAGTTCTCGCAGACAAGACAATCAAGAGTGAGCGCGGTCTACGTCAGCTGATCGAGAGAAACTTGAGGAAGGAGGTCCACCCAGGCACGAAGCCTTCGGTGGATTTCATTCATCACATCCTCGAAGAGGCGTATGAGTCCGGTATGAAATACGACGTCACGGACATGCGCTCACGCATCATGGCTTTCGCTATCAACTCCACTCACCAATCCAAGACCAGCTTGGAGATGGTGCAGCAGATGAAGTTCGCGTCAGAGGAGGAGGTGACAAGTGACGCATCGGCAGAGGTTGGTGATTCTCGTCTTGCTTTCTTCGACGTCGAAGTCTACTCCAACCTCTTTGTCATCTGTTGGAAGTACCAAGGTTCCGACGAAGTCGTGAAGATGGTGAACCCGAGCGCCCACGAGGTGCAGGAGCTCTTCAAGATGAAGCTCGTCGGGTTCTACAACCGTCGTTACGACAACCACATCCTCTATGCGGCCAGTCAGGGCTACACCACTGAGGCCTTGTACAAGCTGTCGCAGAAGATGATCGTCGACAACAACAAGAACGCCACCTTCGCGGCGGCCTACAGTCTGTCGTACGCCGACATCTGGGACTTCAGCACGAAGCGCCAGGGGCTGAAGGAGTTCGAGATCGACCTTGGTATCCATCACATGGAGCTGGACTTGCCATGGGATGAGCCGGTCGATGAGTCGGACTGGCCTCGGGTGGTGGCCTATTGCGTCAACGACGTCAAGGCGACAGAGGCGGTGTTCGAGGATCGCAAGGGCGACTTCGTGGCCCGTCAGATCTTGGCCGAGCTCAGTGGGCTCACGGTCAATGACACGACTCAGCGTCATACCGCCAAGATCATCTTCGGGGACGACAAGTTCCCGCACAAGAAGTTCGAGTACACCGACCTCAGTAAGGAGTTCCCCGGCTACGTCTTCGACAGCGGGGCATCCTTCTACCGAGACGAAGAGCCCGGCGAAGGGGGGTACGTGTATGCCGAGCCTGGGCATTATCATGACGTCGCGTTGCTGGACGTTGCGTCTATGCACCCCGCAAGTATCGTACATCTCAATCTTTTCGGCCCCTACACCCAGAGATTCCACGATCTCATGCTTGCGCGTGTTGCAGTCAAAAGGCGCGACTTCGATACTGCTCGCCAGATGTTCGATGGAAGACTCACACCCTATCTGGGAGATGAGGACGTTGCGGATACTCTCGCCTACGCCCTGAAGATCGCCATCAACATCGTCTACGGTCTGACGTCGGCCAAGTTCGACAACCCCTTCCGGGATCTGCGCAACCGCGACAACATCGTGGCCAAGCGCGGAGCTCTCTTCATGATCGATCTGAAGCACCAGCTCTGGAAGGGGGGCTACACCGTCGCTCACATCAAGACGGATTCGGTGAAGATCCCTGGCGCTGATCAGGACGTCATCGATTTCGTCATCGAGTACGGCAAGAAGTACGGGTACGACTTCGAGCATGAGGCAACGTACGATGAGTTCATCCTTGTCAATGACGCAGTCTTCGTGACTCGTAAGGGAGACGAGTGGTCCGCTACGGGCGCTCAATTCCAGCATCCCTACGTGTTCAAGGAGCTCTTCTCACACGAGCCGCACGTGTTCGACGACTTCTGTGAGAAGAAGAACGTCACAAAGGGGACGATGTACCTTGACATGGAAAGTGTTCCTGAGGATTCTCGGGATTTCCGTAACATGCGCCATCTTGGCCGGACTGGCAGGTTTGTACCTGTTTCATCGGGCGGTGGAGTACTGTACCGGATGAACGAGGGGAAGTACCACCATGTCTCCGGGACAAAGGGTTATCTGTGGATCGACGCAGAGATCGCCGAGAAGATGGATGACCTGCAGATCGACATGTCGTACTTCGAGAAGTTGAAGCGAGACGCAGAGACCTCAATCGCGCAATTCGATAAGGAGTAGTTATGCCGCAGCAGGACAACACCGTCCTCATGGAGGGCGTGCGCATCATCTTCAGGAACTTCAGGGGGGAGGAGGGGCTGTACAACAAGGAGGGGACGCGCACCTTCGGCGTCATCCTGGACGAGAAGACGGCCCAGGCGATGGCCAACGACGGATGGCCCGTCAAGCACCTGGAGGCCCGTCCGGAGTTCGAGGAGGAGGGGGACACGCCGTGGCTGCCGGTGGCATGCCGGTTCGACGTCTTCCCGCCTCGGATCGTCATCGTCACCTCGCGGGGCCGGGAACAGATCGAGGAGCGCCAGGTCGAGATGCTCGACTGGGCGGACATCACGAACGTCGACCTCATCGTGCGCCCCCACTTCTGGGAGGTGTCGGGCAAGTCGGGGATCAAGGCGTACGTCAAGACCATGTACGTCACGATCATGGAGGACGCCCTCGAGCTGAAGTACGGGGCGCTGGGGAATCAGGGAGACGCCGAGTGACGCTGTTCGGCGTTTGCATCATCGTCATTCTCATCCTGCTGGTCATCTTGTTCGGCTACGAGCTGGGCAAGAGGGCCAGACGGGATGACGATTACTGAAAGGAACCATGCAGACCGAAAAGTACAAGCGCAAGCCGATCTACGTCGAGGCCATCCGGGTGACGGAGGACAACTTCGTCGAGGTGGCGGCATGGTGCCAGGGGAGCATCGTGCGCGGCGATGGGGTGGTGAGCAAGGATCTCTCGCAGCTGCGTGAGGTCAAGACCAAGTTCATCAAGGTCCGCGTGATCAACCCTCAGCGAGAGCGTCAGACGAAGGCGTTCGTCGGCGACTGGGTCCTGTACTCGGATTACCAGGGCTACAAGGTTTATACGGAAGGTGCTTTCCGTAACAGCTTCGACCCGGCTCCCGACAACCGTTCGGTTGAGCAGGCGGTCGAGGACGCTCGCGCAAGTGGGGTCTCAGCCCGCGCGAGCTAGCAGTACCGGTCGTCCAATGTGAGGACGGTCGTTCATCCGCTCAATTCGAGCGTTTGTGAACCCGCGTGTGTAGGGCGTCTGAGCTTCCTTTGCGGCTTGGGCGCCCTACATGCCATGTCAGTTTTTCCTAGACATTGGGGGCGGAACTTGAACTGGGTGCACTGTTTCAAGTGCGGTTGTTTCAAGTCATGCCCTGCAGCGAAATGCACAAGGTGCGGACATGAAGCTTGCCCGTATGGTTACAACCCTTACGACTTTGACCGAGATTACGGTCACTATCCTGACCAGACGCATGATCATTCAGCCTTTGGCTCCGGTTTTTATGGAGGTTTTGGATTTAGATGAGAGCCGTGGACGCGGACCTCAGGCCGCATCAGGAAGAAGCACTGGACAAGATGCACAACGGGTGCATTTTGTGGGGTGGCGTGGGCACGGGGAAATCTCGTGTCGCAATGGCGTACTACATGCTAAGAGAAGACCCCAAGGACGTGTACGTCATCACAACAGCCAAGGTAAGGGATTCACTTACATGGCTCGGCGAAGGCGCGCTCTTTGGCGTTGGGCAAACCCCCGAGGCATCCGTGGCGGGGGTTCTGACTGTGGACAGCTGGAATAACATGGAGAAGTACAAGGACGTCGAAGGGGCGTTCTTCATCTTCGACGAGCAGAGACTGGTGGGCAGTGGCACATGGGTGAAGAGTTTCCTGAAGATTGCGAAGAGGAACCACTGGATTTTGCTGTCGGCGACACCTGGCGACACGTGGTCGGACTACATCCCTGTGTTCGTGGCCAATGGGTTCTACGAGAATCGCACCGCGTTTTCGAGAGAACACACCGTGTACAAACCGTTCATGAGA